TATCAGCAAACTGGTCTTCATCTGTATTAGGTGTGCTAGTAATAATACATTTACCACCTGTAGATAATGTTGGTGATAATGATGTCCAGAATTCTTTAGCTATATTAGGTTCTACGAATGCAAACTCATCAAGGTAAACTAATGATAATGACATACCACGGCCGGTGTTTTCTGTTGTTGTTGTTGCAATGATACGTGACCCGTTATCAAATTCAACTGATCTTTTATTGTATGTTTTAACTCCTGCACGAATGTGATCTGGCACACATTCGTATGCATACCTAACTCGGTGCATAATTTCTTGAGCACCGTCATACTTATTCGAAGCAATTAATATAGTTGCATCTTCAACAAACATTGCATACCAAAGTAAATATCCAGATGCAACAGTAGTTTTACCTAATTGGCGGCCAAGCATATTTACTGACTTTCTATATTTTGTATAGTTTTCTAATAAGTCGACTTGATAATCAAATAATTCGAGTTTTTGCTTACCAAGTCTCGGGTGCTGAACATACATAAAATTAGAAATAAAATACAATGGACCTGTTATTGGATCCATGCATTTTTTTAATTCATCGAGCTGTTCTTTGTTATATCTTACTTTTTTGTAAGCACGCTTAACTAACGTCTCGTCTTGATAAATTGCCATACTATTTCTTGTTTGATTCTTTCAAATAATTTCTATAACCATAAACTAATTCTTTATGCACTTCTGCTACCTGCATGTGTTTTTGTTCTGGATTATCGCCTTGACGCGCACCTGATGGTCCAACATTTTTAACTACAGGACTATCTGCACCATCAGGGAAATAGTCGTCGCCATCTGCACAATTAATGTCGTCGTATCCATTGTTTAAGTTATACTCTTCTTCAAATCTTTCAGACGGGTGCGGAAGTGCATTATATCTGTTAGGTTCAAATTCATCTGCATCAAGATCTGCATCAAGATCTGCATCGTCTACGCCGTATTCGTTTTCAAAAGATGCTAATATTGCCTCTTCTGCTGCTATAATTTCGGCTGGTGTTGCTCCCGCAGCTTCAAGCTTATCAAGCGTATGGTTAATTGCACGTTGTGGGTCTACACCTCTATCAATTAACGATTTAAACTCAGCTACTACTGTACTGCTATCATGTTCTTCTGTTAGTTCGCCTGATGCAATCTGTGCTCTACGTTTTGCCATCATTTCTTTGCTACTAATTTTGTCTTCGTAATCATGGCGCTTTATGTCATCTAATGTGTAAGGTTTATCACCACGTTCTTTACGCTGGCATGCAGGCACTTCATAAGTACCAGGTCTCGCACCTTCGGTTGTACCTACTTTGTATTCTTGTGCTGGCATGCCTTTTTTAGCACGCATAAAGTCATTTTCATTAGGAAACATTACTTTCGATACCTGTGACTTTCTTTCTGCATCAGATTTTCTTTTTGCAGCATCATCTAAATTACTTTTTTGTTGGTAATTTGTCTCCCATGTATTATGACTATCTCCAGCTTTGTTTAATGATGGCTTGTCATAAGAATTTTCGTTGGTACTCCTTTTCCCGATACATGGCACAGCCGATACACCTTCATTTAATTTAATGCCAGCTAATTGCTTAATTCGTTCTATGCTCATTTTAACACTCCTACCTTCATTAAATTAGGTTTCTTAACTCTACCAAACAACCCTAAGTCATCTTTCTTTAAATTCTTCGAATCATTAAACCCGTCATAATCTGGGGTTAATGTCGAATGATCTATAGTAGCTGCCGGGCTTAATGGGTTAATAACTGTTGTTATTTTCCTTTCTTTTCTTACTTTTTCAAGTTCTTTTAAAAAATCTGTATTATATTTGTTACCAAATAAATCTTTATTCTCGCTATCATCTTCGTAGTCTGAACCTAAGCGAGTTTTATAATTTTTCTTATACTCTTCTGAATTTCTGTCAACATATAAATCTGTCTCAATTTGTCTAGGATCGTTGCCCGAATATACAGCTAATTGCTGTGGTGAGACGCCCATACTATTACAAATATAAGTTCTTAGAAAATCAAGAGAGGCAGGATAATCTAATACAAGGTCACATATGAATACAGGTGTATTCTTAACATTCGGAAAATCTAACGGACTTTCCTGAATAGGTGTTTTTCTAAACGATGATGCTGACTTTAATTCATACCTTTTTAAGCACGATTCAAGCATATCAATCATCGAGTCTGTCATTTCGTGTACAGCAAATTTCAGAACATAATTAAATTCTGTCTTTGCTTCTGCCACATATGATATAAATGATTTTTCTGTCATAATAACTCCACTGTTCTATTATTTATCGGCATCTTCTGATTTGCTAGAAACAATAAATTTTAATAATTCGTTTCTATCGAATTCGCCGCCGGCAGGGTTTTGCTTACCATTACCTGATTCGAAATCAATCTGTTCTGCTCTAACCTTCTTTAATTGTAATTCAATCATCTTAAGCTTTTTATCTGCTTTAGCATTTTTTGCATCTAATGCTGTTTTTAACATCTGTCCTGCAACTTCATAAATTTTTCCTGCATGCATATCTGGTACATTTCCACCTAATGATATTAAGTCCTCGAATGTCCTTACTGCACGTTTAGCTATATCATCCATTTCGATGTCATGCGCATCTAATCCTTCTACGGTAGGTAAGGCAACATCGACTTTTTCTGCTGTAGATAATGATGAATATATTTCCTTAGCTTCTATCATAAGGGTTTCTTTAGTCTTAATAGGTAAAATTTCTTCGTCATCTTCGACGTTATTATCTATAGAAGGTATGTTAAAAAAATCTTCCATTTTTTTCATTGTCATTCTTATTTTACCTTACCCTTGACGGATTATTAAAGATATTATTTTCGGTCATTACTCTAAAATTCCATCCTTTTTCTTTTGCATATGCCATTGCTGCTGCCCATTTATATGAATTTAAGGCAAGTGCGGCTTTTGCTCTTGCAGATTTTGCTTCTTCTATATATGTTTCTTTAGCAGGTTTAACTTCTATTATTTCAGTATGCTTTACACCATGAATATCTACATACGATACAACAAAATCAGGTATATAAACAGTGTACTTACCAGTAAAGGGATTAGTATATGGAATTTTTATGGGTTCGCTGGCCCAACTTATTATGCTCGGATTATTATCAAACATCTCCATTACTTTCCTTTCCCAACTACTTCTAAATATCGGTTGGCGATTACCTGCATATTTCTCAGGATGTATTACTGTATAATAATCTTTATGGAAGTTATTTGCCATATTATGCTATCGGGTCTATTATGACTAACTGGGGCATATTACCTGTTATACGCCACATTACATTGCCTACGTGCATATCTTGCCTAAGGTTAGGATTATTACTTATTATGTCATTAATCATAATAGCCACATCCTTTAAGTTTTCATCTACTGCAATATTTGACTCAGACAACATACGGTCTAAATTTTCTATAATGAACTGTAATTTATTGTTATATGGTGCTTTGCCGAACATCCTAAAACATACCGCTGACAATAATTCGCTATTATTAATAATCTTAGGAGTTTTGAATGGTAATAGTTTTTCTAAATTTACACTATAATGCAACTTGTTCTTATCATCTTTAAATATCTTTAAGTCATGTATTACAGGAAAGTAAGGATTCTGAATACCTTGCTTTTCTGCAACATACACTGATTGCAGATATGACAAATAACCGTCATCTTTTATAGAACTTCTATCTACTGTATTTGTCCATTGATCGAATCCCGCAACTTTGCCTACTTTTGTTACCTGGTTTAATCTTTTATTAGAACCGGTATCTACTGCTGTACCAAATTCACCCCGCCCTAACACCTCGACTTTATTGTTAGGGATAGCACGGTCCATATGTTGGAACCTGTTTCTTTTTGTATCACGAGGAGTAAAATCTATTAATTCATATAATCTCATATTACGACCTAATTTGTGATGCCTGAAGGCTATTTTTATTATTTACACTGGCTGCTGTCCCGACTTGGTTTCCATTACTTCTTAATAGATTAAATGCTTTATACGCATCTTGTGTTAACGAAGTTGTACCATTAACTTCTGATTTAACTAATAATTCTGCAGGTGAAATCCCAAGTATAGTTGCTATATCTATAGTCAACCCAGTCATTGTATCTGCATATACTTCGGATGCGCCACGCGATAGATAATAACATTTAGTGGAATTATATGCTTCTAAAGAATAACTCCCAACTACGCCTGCTCCTAAAGCTGCTTGAGAAATTGACCCAGGCGAAGGAAAAGTTGTTGGTCCGTATGAATATTTAAATGTATTTACTAGTGTTCCTGTAACATTTTTAACAGTTCTCTGAGTGCCTAAATAAGTAAGCATCTGTGAACTAAATCTACCTAATGAAGGTACATTATTAGCCGCCATTTTGTTCTCCTTGTCCTACTTCTCGATTCATATCAAGGTACATGTCTGAAGACTTATTCTCAGGCGAAAACCCAAAAGATCTCGAAGATGTGACTGTTGTAACTGTATTACTATTTGGTGCCGATCCTAAATCTACCATACCACTTAACGAGCTTGCACTAGTCCTTGCTTCGTTACCAGCATTATTTGCTTCATCTGTAATAGATGACAAATCTGCTTGCACATTATTACCGACCGATGACAAATAATCACTTGTTTGTACGCTCTGACTATTTGTTTCAATAAAATCTGGATCAGCTGAATTAAATGCTAAATTTGTTAATTCTAAGAAATCACCGTGTCCGAATTGGTCTATTGTTGATGTATTATTTGTTTCGTCTCCGCCAATTTTCATATTCTGCATTGTATAATATGCATATTCGTACTCAAATGTAAAAGATATTTCTAAAGTTTTATCACTAGAGGCATAGCTCAATACATCGTGCGTAAATGCCGAAACTCTTGGATTCACTAATGTGACCTGATTAAATCTTCCGCCATGTACTTGATATATATCGATTGTTTGGATTAAATTTCTTACATTTTTAACAACAGGTAAATTAAATCCAAAATTATGATTATCTAAGGTATCTTGAACTATATTTTGAATGGTGCTCTTATCACCGTTCATATTTGTAGATGACGGTGGACTACTACTAATCTGTGTAGTATTATTTCGTTGAGTTGCACTACTTTCTGTTGAATATACAGATCCAGACGATTCGGGAGTTTTATTTTGATTTTTTCCAGGTTCGCTGCCATCTGCGAAATAATACCTGTAATACATTTCCCAAAATTTTAATGTCTTCCCATCAGCTACATCATGAAATACCATCTTAACTGGTTCAAATGCAATCTTTGTCTGACTTAATCTTTTTCGGTTATACTGATTTAGCGGAGTAGTCTCTATTTTCATTGCTGGCATATCGACTGTTTTTACTAAAGGCATTATTTGATCAAGGTCTGCTGAACCAAAAAAATCAGATACAAACTCTTTTGCTGTGCCTATATTAGATAAACTAATATTGACATAGTATTCAAACGGAAACCTAGGTTGGTTTATATATAAAGATCTTGCTTCCTGATTAAAATTAAAGGATGCATGTCTTGTACTTTTTTCATAAAAGAATTTACTTGAGAATGATGGCATAGTGCATTATTTATCTTCGATATCTAACAAATTCCCATTCTTATCAAATATCATAAATCTGAATTTATATCCAGAATCAATACATGCCTGTCGTTTTAACATATTCTTAGGTTTATTCTTATTATATGTATAGATAGATTTTACTTCAACGATGAGATTATCTTTTGGAATATAAATATCCGGAAAATAATAATGTTTCTTTAATTCTATAAGGTATGTTATTCGTGGTTTTATAAAAGTCTCAATATTAATTGCCGACTCATTATAAAATTGTAATAAGTAATCGATTGCAAAAGGTTCATATCCCTGCACGCGAACCAACTTTCCAGACGGGAATGTATAATCCTTAGTTCTGTATAAGCGTCTCATTGTCTTGTCATATATCGCTATATCTTGAGATGAATTCTCAACACCATACTTTTCTAAACATGTATCGATAGATTTCTGACGAATTTCTTTATTCTGTTGTGGTGAATTCACTACATAGAGCTTATTACAAGTCATCGTGGATTTGTCTTTTAATTCTTTTAATTTTTGCGGCTTCTCAATTCCATATTTCTTCAAACATGTTTCTTTAGATTTGGTTTCTATTTCTGGAAGAAGTTGTGGCTTGTCGGTGCCATATCTTTCGATATTGGTGTCTTTTATTTTCTGCCGAAATTCTTTTAAATCCATTGCATTTGTTATTCCTTCTCCATATTTCTCGGTAAAGGAATCTTTAATTTTTTGAATTACTTGTGTTGACTTAGATGGGTTAGAGACTCCGTATTTTAATATCGAAGTCTGTTTCGCCTTTTCTGCTACACCTAAATGCTGGCAAGAAAGCGAACAATATTTTTTTATATTGTCCGTCTTTCTTGCGTATTTCTGTCACTTGTGTATTACAATTCGGATTGTCACATTTTTACCGTCTGCCATAGAATCCCGTTAATTTGTATAAGGTATTTATGACATATATTAAAATGCGTCAGGCAAATGTAGTTCCGCCTGTTGGAGATGGGTCATTTGGATATGGATCACCACCAACAGTTGTGCCGTCATTTGTATTAGGTCCAGCCCAATTAGTGGCATTATCGAAGCGAATTGTTAATGTTATTTCTTGTGGATCACCACTTGTATAATCACCGTCACCATATGCTACTGCTTGGATGAAACATCCGTCTAGCAACCATGACTCTAATTCTTCATTAGTTGTACCGTCTAATGAATGAATTTCCATAGAAAACTTGTAATTAATACCTGCTACAGCACTTGTCTGTTCAAAGTGATTCATTTGTTTCTGAGCCTGCGCTCCAATTGAAGAAATTACTGAGTTAGTAATGTCGTCACGTAATTTAATTTCAACTGTGTCGAATGAATGCTTACCTTGGATCCATGCAACAGAGTTATATGAGTCTAACTTAACTTCTTCGTATGTAAGCTTAGGGCGAGTACATGTCATGACGTTAGCTGTCATTTCATTTAAACCACTATTATCACCAAAGCCGTACCATACGACCCTAAAACGATATTTTTGTTTAGGGTGTAGAATGCCCTGATTTATTCCCTCAATTGGGACACCGAACTTACTTAGCGTTGATCCTGGAATTGCCATATTATCTCCTGTTATAAAAACTAATAGTATTTATCAATTTTAGAAAATCTTTAAACCGACGATATTCCTGCAAACTTATTAATTATATACGATTCACCGATATCGACATTACACTTATACGATATTGCTCCAAATCCACGAAAACCCCATTTAGGGCCAACTGAGTTTGCAATAATCCAAGAGCCGCCGTTTATACTATCGTCATATCCGACAATAAGCACAGCATGCCCAGTCGAGACGGTATTAGATAAATTATCAACCGGGTCATATTTTTGAGTTTCTAACTTACCTGATAATCTCCAAAACATTCGACCTGTTTGCATACCTATAATAATCGGTACATTTCTTGTTAAATAATATTTATATTCTTCTGTCGATATTCGGGTATATGAGGCTAATTTATAATATGCTGCTTCTGTTTGTGCTCTTATGTCGGGCATCTTTTCTTTATTACAATCTATAAATGGCCAAAAATTTTCAGCAGGGACACCGAATTCTGTTAGTGCTTTCAAGGTATAACTCAAGTCTGCACCAGGTTCGCCTAAGCTACCTTGTAGTTTTCTTGTCATATAATACAGATATAATCGTGAAAACTTTGTATTATTAGAATTTGAATATAACATTTCAGCAGCTAATAGAGTCGCAGATGCTGTGCAACATTCGATATTTCCCTGACTTTGTATATAATTAATTCTACTATTAAGATAAATCGATACAGGATAATTTTCCATATTATTAATGAAAATGCCCGCCGAAGCGGGCTGTTTTATTTAATTATTAAGTTTATTGCAAAACTTCAAACACAACTAATAGTTCTTGCTTTATATTATTTTTATTTTTATTAAAATGACTACAATGTGTTGACGACCCTAACTGAATTATCTCTTTTAACTTAAAACCGTGTATTACTGAAATCATTTTATCCATATATTTACCATTTATAACAAATGCAAGATACTTTATATTACACCGGTTTTTTTCTACTACTTTCCCCCACCAATTAATAAATTCGCTCTCGGTGCAATTTTCTATTCCATTCTCTGAATAAATTTCGGTATTCCAGTATGGCGGGCATGTAAATAAAACATCTACCTGTGTGTCTATATTGTGTGTTATTGCATCATTGTTACTAAATGTTACTTTTGTATCTGTAAATTCTTTAAGGTAGTCATACATTTGTTGCACATTTTTAACTGCAGGAAGATTTATATCATTATAGTAGTACGAATCTATATTTGTTGACATGGCACCGATCATACGGTGTCCCCATCCTCCACAACAATCGTAAACAGATGTTATATTATAATCTTTAATAAATTTTTTTATCCAATACGGACTAAAATGAGAATACCCTATATGCATGCCAGATATTTTAAATCCGCGTAGTATTTCGTTCGGTGTTAATTTACTCTTGTTCAAATACTGTTGTCTATTGATGTATAATTTCTTTCTAAGTGTACAATCTTTCCAGAGTTTCTTCTCTACCTTATAATATTCATTTTGTTGAAAATGTAATATTAACTTGTTAGAATTTGATACCCGATTATAGTTACCATCAGATTGACAAATCCTCGTATATTCGTTAACAAGATCCTTATTAGTGTATTTTAATTCTAAATTAATAGTGCAATCAATTAAACTGTTAAATTCATCTATTGTCCATACTTCGTGAAAATTCAAGCCATTACTAATTGCAGTATTCCTTTTTATGACATCAATTTCAGTCCATGTGCGTATAGCATTTAGATAATAATCAGATTTACTACTTTTTTCTGTCCAGATTTTTAAGATTTCTGCATGCTGTAAATTATTATAGTCGTACGGCGAATTACCATGTGTCCATGTAAAATTACACTCAATAAACATATCTATCGACGGAATATAAAAATCTACAGAAAACGGATATTGGTCACATTTAAACTGTCTAATTACATCATTATCCCCAAAAACTGATAATAATTTGTCATAGCATATATCTTCAGGTATAGACGTGTTGAAGGTCTTATTATTTCTTTTTGAATTTAGCACTAATTTCCTAACATTCTCTGATTGCGAAAAATAATCAACACTATAGTATTTTTGTGACAATATATTACTCTGTAACGGATTTACTGCACCATATCTTGAGAGATTTGTCTTTGCAATATCTATCTTAATTTGTTCGTGTTGTATAGGATGTTCAACACCGTAACGACTCAACATAGTGGCTTTTCTTTTTTCTAAAACAGATAGTGCGTTAAACGAATATTCTGTTCCGTACCTATCAATATTTGTCTGTTTTATCTTTTCCTTAATTGTCGGGTTTTGCAACGGATGTGCATACCCAGTCTTGTCTTTATATGCATTACTTCTATCACTATACGAGTCTTTTAAAAAAGGCACATCTGTACCGTAAATTGCTATATTTGTGTTTTTCCTACATGTATTCCGGCTTTCTAGATCTTTTTCTATTCTGTGAGATTTTATGATATTGCGCATTGTATTGATATCTTTGATTCCTAAAAATATACCAACATCCTTTATAGACATATTGCACTGTATATAAAGGTAATATAAGTCATTATAGGGAATATCCTCAAATTTACCAGACGGTTTTATTTTTTTAACAGGCTGTAGACGATAGTCGCGCTGTAATTGTGTTATATCAATGTTTATCATATTATGTCATAAAAATAGGTAGAATAATTCTACCTATTTTAACTTGAAAATATCAGAATAGCAACATTTCGTATATTATATAGATAAACTAGACCCAGTATTCTTGATTCGAATCGGGATATATATAAATTCAATCGCTTTAACAGGTTGTACTGCTATATCAACCCATAATTCGTTTCTATCAATACGAGCAGGTGTATTATTACTCTTATCACAAACTACCAAGAAATCATAAAGACCGCGTAAAGTAATTAATTCAGATAAGAAACTATTAAATGCTGCTAATACAGATTTTCTTGTAGTAGTATCATTTGGTTGGAACAAGAACGGTTGTGCCAAATCGTTCAATTGATAACGTAAATAATTTTCTAAACGAACTACATTTATACGATCAGTTGCACTAGCATATGGCTGACGTGTTTTCTGTCCGTAAACTACAATACCACCTTGTGGCATTACACGAATAGGATTAATACCGTTTTGGTACAATATATCGCGTTGCCCTTCGTTTAATTTAACGCTAACAAACTGACCTGCGGAATTAACATAACCTACAGCACTAGCATTATTAACAATACCGCGTTGTAAACCTGCAGGTGCAAACCATGGATAAGCAACCTGATCATTATATGCTATAGTACGCAAAGCCATATGTGACGGAGGAACAACTACATCTGTACCGTCGACATTAGTTGATAGCCCACTCGGATACCATGCAGCAAAATATTTACTAGCTGATACTAAGCCATCTGCGCCATTGTCAAATGCACTCGCTTGGTCAGTTGCCCAATTTTGTAATTCAGTGCCATTTGCTGCTAGTGTGAACGGTGTATCACCGACCACAAATGCAGTTTCTTTACGATCTTCGTTCAATACAAGCATTTCGTCAATTGCTTCAACAAACCCAGGTGCTGCAATAAGATTGAAATACAAATCTTCTGCACGAATATCTTCATCTGACTGTATAGATGCCTGAATTGCTTGCACTACAACAATACGTTGAGCTTCAGCGCCCATGTATGGTACACCGCCTGGGTTATTTCCAGATTTATTAACCCAACGACCAACTGAACTGTTGTTTGTATTGTCAGGTGATGCTGTTACACCATCAAATACATACGGAGATTGCCATTCTTTAACATTATTAGATGAGTAACGTGTATTCCATAATAAGAAACCTTTTGGATACAATGCTGCTTGAGGCGCATCAGCATCTAAGTCAGGATTATTACCGCCACCATTGTTGGCACCTGTGCCAACAGTTCCGCCTAGTTTATAATTTGGGCCTGGGCGAGCATCTTGGAAAATAATACCATATGGGGTTGTTTGATCATCATTACTTACAAGTACCCATGATGTACCGTTCCAACGATTTATAACAGGATACGGTGTAGTACCTGTTGCTACCCAAATATCACCACTAAGTAATGTAGGTGCCGGAATATTATCGCGTGGATCAGCTGGTTGTGGATATAATGTAGGATTACCTGTTGTACCTGGCAATGTACTAAACCCAGGCAAATGAATATTGTCCCAATGATCAGATCCGTCTGAAACCATAATATCAATTGTAGACGCACCTGCACTATTTAATCCTAGTAACGAATTAAACCATAATTGACCATTTGTAGGACCTTGTGTCAGGACACTACGCGAACCCACAACAACAGTTAATGGTGACCATGTACCTGCAGCACTAGACGACAAACGGAATTCTAATTCGTTTGTTAGTGTTGATGCAGTACCAATAACAGGCTCGATATACACTTGACCTAGCGACCCATTAGCATTTGTATTATAATATGTATTAGCAGCAGAATCATTAGCTAAGATAGGTGCTTCGACTTGTAAAAATGCAGTAACAGCAGCAGACATTTTACGAAGTACAATATTTGCACCCTGGGCTGCCGAAGTTGTTTTTAACCAATAAGCTTCTGTTGTACCTACATCTGTAAGATCTGGCCAAACAGATTGAATTAACATTTGTGTTCCTACTGTTGTACCAATTTGTACCCACGCGCCACCGACTTTAGTCCAATATGATATTTTAGCAGAAGCAGTTTGGTAAACAATTGCATAATCGCCATTAATACCGTCACTAGGTGTCGGAGGATTTGCTGTACCTGTTGCAAAATTATATATGAAAGAAGGTGCAACACTTACCCATGCTTCATTTGGGAAAGTACCTGCACGTTTAAACAATCCATATGATGATCCTGTCGAGGATTCATCAAGCCAGTATGTACCTGCTGCTGCTGGGCTTATTGGCTGAACTGGTGTAGGTTCTAATTGTGCTGTATCAACATCTGCACGAACAACCCTGCATAAATTAGATGCACCAAGATACGAATAAGCTGCAAGCAATCCATATTCGTTTAATGGATACCCGTTTAACGAAGTACCGCTTACTGAATAAAACACAGGATTACCAAATGTGGACACTAAATCTCGTTGAGATGTTATTGACCAAACTTTTCCTGCATTTGCTTTTATTGTTCCCGGGGCAATAACCCCGGTACTTGTTGGGTCTGCTTTATCTTGTTGTGTTGCAACAAAAATAAGAGGCACTGTTCCTGGACCTGCGCCTACATTGATACTCTGATCAATGACGCTAACCGAAACGCCTGGACTAACTAAAACTGCCATAATGTGTTCTCCATATAAATAAACATATTGTGAACTAATCACTCTATTTTATATATTTATACAAAAAAGACACATTATGGGGTCAAACGAACGCTAGTTTATAGAATCCTATACAACTTTATGTACTTTTAAATATATTACTGATTTGCACTTCTAAATCAGATATTGTACTATCATTATTAAGTTCGTAATCTACTGCTGATCCTACCCAAGCCCATTCACTAAAATGTGCATCAGA